AGTTGTAAATTTGTTATTAACTATTCTGCTATTAACACTAATAGAGTTAATTTACCAGTAACGGTTGATACTTTTAGTGATGTCGGCCCATTATCATTTAACGCGGAACTATTCTCAAAAGTTTTACAGGCTAATAAAGAATGTGAAAGTGCGAGTATGGAAATTTCGAGTAAAGGTTTGGCAAGAGCCTCGTTTAAAGTAGATAATTATGAGGCAATTTATAATTTAGTTGCTAGTCAAAGTGTAGATTAATCAAATAGTTATCAATGTATTTAGATTACTTTGATAAGTTTAAAAATATGGAGCCTTACCTTAAAATAGATAAAAAGGAATGGGCGTACATAAAAGAAACTTTTGATAGACCAGATATTCAGGAAACTCTCGTAGAGATTTTGAAAGAATATGAATTACCTACTCAAGAGTTGACCATAAAAGATGCATATAAAGATTTTATGAAGTTAAAGGGTATTCAATGGCCCGATTATTTAAAAGAATCTCAATGGTATGCAAGGTCAGAATATAAATGGCCATTAACTAAGAAAATTATACGAAGGATAAATAGAGGAAATGACGCTAGTAATTATTTCCAACAGTATAATAGGTGGTCAGTAGATGGAACTATTTCTCCAGGTCCAGTTAGGACTTGGGGGAATCCAAAGTTTATGTATACTTTGTTAGGTTCATTATTTACACTTGAGGTTGAGAAGGTAGATAGGGGAACATTAAGGTCTTGTATTGGACTTCGTAAGTATATATGTTCTCAATTCAAACCAAATGTAGCAAAATCAATTTATGATATGTTTAAGGCAGAGAATATACTTGATTTTTCTATGGGTTGGGGTGATAGATTGGCAGGATTTTACGCGAGTGATTATGGGAAACATTATGTGGGAATAGACCCTCGTAAAGAAAATCATCTCATATATAAAGAACAATCAGAGTTTTATGAGAAACACTTGGGATTTTTCGAACACGAGAGAAAGTCAGAATTTCATTGTTCACCAGCAGAGGAGTTTGATTTTTCACAATATGATAATCATTTTGATTTGGTATTCACTTCACCACCATATTTTAATGTAGAGAGATATAGTTATGATGATACACAAAGTTGGGTTAGATATAAAGATATAGATGATTGGAATACAGAGTTTTTACAGAAAACGTTGAATAATTTATGGAGAAGTATTAAGAGTGGTGGATATTTATTAGTGAATATAAGTGATGTAAATGCATCGAGTAAAGGTAGGAAGGCAAAAGGTTGGCTACCTATTTGTGATCCGATGAACGACTTTTTAGATACTTTTAAAGATAGTGAATATAAAGGTTGTGTTGGTTATGAAATGGCAAAAAGACCAAATTGTATCGGAGTTGGAACTGCTAAAGTAACAGAAGAAACTAACAGAAAACCAGAATATATATTACCCGACAAGGAAGGGTTATTTGGAGAACCAATTTGGATTTGGAAAAAAATATGATAACACGTGAAGATCATGGGTTATGGGTAGAAAGATATCGGCCTTCAACAATGGAAACTTACATTGGGAATGAACATCTCAAAAGTAAGGTATCCATTTATTTGGAGAGTGGAGACTTACCGCATCTTTTGCTATACGGAAGAGCCGGTACAGGTAAGACCACTCTCGCCAAACTACTTGTAAAGAATATAGAGTGTGATTATCTTTATATTAATGCTAGTGATGAGAATAATGTAGATACAGTTAGAACTAAAGTGAAGACCTTTGCATCCACTATGGGATTTAAGGATATGAAGATTATTATTTTAGATGAGTGTGATTATATTACACCAAATGCACAGGCGGCACTTAGAAATCTAATGGAAACATTCTCAAAACATTGTAGGTTTATTCTAACTTGTAATTATGTAGAGAGAATTATAGACCCAATACAATCACGGTGTCAATCATTTCAGATTATTCCACCATCAAAGAAAGAAGTGGCAGTACATTTATCAAATATATTAAATAATGAGAATGTAACTTTTAAAGTAGATGATATAGCAACTATTATTAATGGTGGATATCCTGATATACGAAAAGTTATAAATACATCACAAAGACAAGTTGTAAACAATGAACTTAAATTGGATGCACAAGAAATTATATTGAGTGATTATAAATTAAAATTATTAAAAGTAATACAAACTAAAAGTAAAACAAGAAAGGAAATATTTACAGAAATAAGACAAATACTGGCAGATGCAAAGGTTACAGACTTTGCAGATTTTTTCAGATTATTATACGATGAAGTAGATACTTATGGGAAGGGTCATATAGCAGAATGTATTTTGATTATTGCACGATATGAATCATCCGATACCCATGTAGTAGATAAAGAAATAAACGCAATGGCAATGTTAATAGAATTATTAGGAGTAATTACATAATGGAAGAAAAATATTGGGGTGAGGGTAAACCTATATCCCCTAAAAAAGCTATACAGAAACCACCAAATGAAGAAAAACATATTGGAGTACATGAAAATAAAATTTATTATTATTCTGGTATACATAGAGAAGGTGCTGTAGAGTTAAATAAAAAGATAGGAGAATTACAAGTAAAGAGTATTACTATGGCGAACACTTTAGATGTAGAACCTTACCATATTCATTTATATATAAATTCAGGAGGTGGTTCAATTACCGCAGGTATTTCATCTATGGATACTATACTGAGATGTAAAGTTCCAGTTTATACTTATGTTGATGGTTTTGCTGCAAGTGCAGCAACATTCCTTTCAGTAGTGGGTAGTAAAAGATACATTTCAAAACATTCTTATATGTTAATACACCAATTATCTTCAAACTTTTGGGGAAAATATTCAGAGTTTCAAGACGAAAAACAAAATTTAGATTTGATGATGGATACAATTGTAAATGTATATAAGGAATATACAAAAGTTCCAGTCAGAAAATTAAACGAAATATTAAAACATGATTTGATGTGGGATGCTAAAACGTGTTTGAAATACGGATTAGTGGACGAAATCATTTAAATAAAATAACAGGAGAAGAAAAATGGCATCAGCTAAAGAACTACATGCAAAAATCAAAGAACACTTCGAGGAATTTGATATAAATCACGAAGCACACGTTGAAAAGGGCAATAAAGCCGCAGGTGGTAGAGCTAGAAAACATATTGGAGAGATTAAGAAACTGGTTACAGGTTATCGTAAAGCTTCAATATCTCAATCAAAGAAGTAGGAGAATTGATGAGTACAAAACCAATGAAACCTTTATCTAAACCTAAAGAAACTGTAGATTTATCAAAGGCAGATACTTTACAATGTGAGGAATGTGATAATTATTTGTTTATTACCTCATTTGTGATAAAACGAGTTTCCGCAATTTTATCACCAACAGGACAAGAAGGATTAGTTCCAATTCAAGTCTATAGTTGTGGTAATTGTGGTACAGTTCCAAAAAAGTTATTAGAAGGTAGCGGACTTGAAACCTAAAGGTTTATTTGATCATATTAATCAAATAACATCTAATCAAACAAACGATTATTGGAACACATTAACAGAATCAGATAAGAAAACCTGGTCTAATTATATGATTAATAGGTTTCTTTCTATGAAAATGGAGTGGACAGATTTTGTAAATGAAATACAGAAATTAAAGCTGGCTCCGCGCCAGCTTTATTTGGTGTATTCTAATGTATTACCAAAAGGTAAACAGTATTTAAAATATATTAAGAAGAAAAAAGGCCCTATTTATAATACACAAGTCATTCAGAAAGTCTCTGAATATTTCGAAATCAGTCAATCCGAATCGGAAGACTATTTAAAATTATTATCAAAAAAACAAATTAGAGAACTGGTATCCAAATATGGATATACAGATAAAGAATTAAAACAAATGGGATTGTGATATGATAGTCCCAAATAATATATTAGACGAGATGGAGAAAAAACACAAAATGAAAGTTATTAAAGATAAACCAACAAAAGAAAATTATGTTGAAGATATAGATGAACAAGCTCACGCACAAGGTCGTGGGAGTAGTTATGATGTCATAGAACAAATGGAAAACGAATGGCCTCAAATGACCAGAGAGTTCAAGAAGATTCAACGAGAACAATACGAATTGTTTTTACACAAACAACACGATTACGGCCCAGGTAATATTTCTGTTGGTACACAATTACAAACACCAGAAGAAATTAAATTATCACTTACAGGGTTATGGTTCAGAATGAATGATAAGATTCAAAGATTGAAAACCTTATTGATGGGTGATAGAGAATCTGTAGTAAATGGAGAACCTATTGAAGATGCATTTTTGGATGTTTCCAATTACGGTATTATGGCTACTATTGTTAAGAACGGTAAATGGGGTAAGTAGAACTTAAAGTGAATATATTGGTTGTAGGTGCTGGAATGTATGTAACAGGTAGACATACTTCTGGTCCAGGATCGGCTCTTGGTTCTATTGGAGAATTATCTAAAACATTAAATATTGATTCTATCACAGTAGTGTCAAGAAGTGAATCAAGTCTTAACGACGTTATTAGGTCAAGAGATATAATTAATAAAGAATTGAATATTGATGTTTCAATAGAATTTATTGCATTAGGAGATGATTCAGCATACAAATTACAAGATATTATTTCTTTAAATAGATATGATTGTGCTATTGTAGCATTACCTGACCATTTACATTATTCTTTTGGGAAGTTACTTATAGAAAATAAAATTCATTGTTTTTTTGCTAAACCTCTCACCGCGACATTAGATGGAGCATTAGGTCTCGTTTCATTACAGAAAAAAAATAAAGTTTTGGGAATGGTAGATTTTCACAAGAGATATGATGAAGTAAATCTTGTTATAAAGGATATTATTAATAAAGGTGATATTGGTTTACCTATTTCCGTTGTTGTAGAATATAGTCAAAAAATTGAGATGCCCACTCTTGTATTTTCAGATTGGGTTGAAAATACTAATGTCTTTCAATATTTGGGAGTACATTATGTAGATATGATTCATTTTTTAACATCATATAAACCTGAAAAAGTTATGGCCGTTGGAACATATGGAATATTAAAGGAGAAGGGTATAAATACTTATGATTCGATTCACGCAACAATAGTATGGTATAATAATGAAGATTCGAAACAAAAAATGGTAACACAATTTTCTACAAGTTGGATTGATCCAAGTACTTCAAGTGCAATGTCTGACCAGAAATATACTATAATAGGAACTAAGGGCAGGATAAAAAGTAATCAGAAACATAGAGGAGTAGAAGTAACAACTGAATCAGAAGGTATTCAATCTATTAATCCTTATTTTTCAAAATATCATGGTAAAACTTATTCTGGATATGATTTTAAAAGTATTAGTCAATTTTTTACTGATGTTAATGAAATAATGGAAGACAATATTAGTGTTGATACTTTAGATGAATCTCGTCCAACATTTAAAAATACTTTACCTACTTCATCTGTTCTTGATGCGGTAAATACGAGTTTAACAGATAATTCAAATTGGGTATATATTAATGATTTATCTTAATGATATAAAACTTTCAAAAATTATGAAAAAGGTTCTTACTAATCTTAAAGTAAATAAAGATTCAATTAATCACGTAGTAAATTCTTT